AAAAAAAACATTTCAAAATGGAACAAGTAAACAAAAAACAAGAAACTTATTTAGAGCTTATTTCTTTAGATGAAAAAGAAGCTAAAGTAGAAAACCTGAAACTTATTGCACAGAGAGCTCATTTGAGACTAAATGAAGAGAAACTCTCTGTAAAAGGTCAAATTGCAGAAAAGGAAGCAGATATTAAATATCTACAAAAACAAATTCCTTATGATTACTTGAAAGAACTTATAGCTGTAACAGAGCTTGAAGTTCTAAACAAAAAATTAACTTTCATTGAAAAAGTAATCAAAGAAAGATTTTCAGATGCAACAATTTAATTATTTAGTAACATTTTTAAAAGCAAGAAAACATGACAACAGTACAAACAGTAAAAGTTTTAGCAGGAAGAGGTATTAGAGGTAAATACAAAATTGAAGTAAATCCTAATGCAACATCATCAACTCGTATAGAAGGTGATGAAGTTATTTATCAATTAAAAGATAACAAGTTCTCTGAGTTATCTGGTTTAATAAGAGATGCTAATGTAGGTTCAAGCATGGAACAAGTATTTGATGAAATGCGTGTTCTTTTAGGAGAAGGTGTAGTAATAACTTCTCCAAATGCTGAAATTCCTTCAGGAGATTTCAAGCTTTTCATTACTCAGAAAGATGGTAAGCAAGGTATTGACTTTGATGAAGAATTTGAATCTCTTCATAACAGATTTTCAGATGTAGAAGAAACTCTTAGTGTACTTAATGGTAAACTAAATACTATCATCACTCTTCTAAAAGGTATTACTTCAAAAAACACTGCATCATTAGAAATAGGAATGGCTCAGCCTGTAAATGTTTCTAATGTACTTTCTAAAGAAGATTTAGATGATTTGGAGCTTCTAAAGAAACTATAATCTCATAGAGTTGTTTTATATTAAACTTAGAAAGTGAGGGAAACCTCACTTTCTTTTTATTTTAAGTTATGTATAAAGAAAGAAGAATTAAAAAAGGTTTGTTTGAAAAAGTTCTTACAAATTATCTCAAACTTAAAATAGAAAATCCTTATGAATATTTAAAAGAAAAATCTAAAAAAAATAGATTGTTTTATAGTGATAGACCAGAAAGAAACATATCTATTGGTTATTTAGAGAAATTAGAACCTATAATAAAATCTTTGAATGAAATTTATGGTGATAATTGGGATTTTTTATTTTATTATGAACTTGTAAATGGTAAAATAAAAATATTTTTTAGGGGATTTATTACAAGATTTCCTCAAGTGACTATAGAAAATAAAGATAATAAAAAATACGATGGTATAAAAGATTTATTTGTTCTGTATGGAATGTCTGCTAATAATGGTATACCTTATTGTCTTAATATTCAAGGTGGAAGAACTACTATGACATTTGCAGAATATTATTCTTATGGACATAGTCATTATGATAATATATCCTATACTAACTATTGTGGTTTTAAAGACTTGGCTCTATCTTCTATATATTTCAGTAATTTTTGTTTAGGTACTAGTAATTTATCAACAATGATATTAGAAACAAATGAGCCTGAAAATAACAATGAAGAATTTTGGACAAACTTTTTTGTTCAAATGTTTACTATTGTTTATTATGAATCTTTATCTGGTATGCCTTATCATAAATTCTCTAAAATTAGATTACCTACTACAAGTAATAATTATAGTAGAGCAAGTTTTGATTATGCTATATCAGATGATGACTTCTTAAAGTATTTATTTAAAGATTATAAAAGCAAAAATGCTCACATAGATTTATCATTAGAAAATGATAAATTAAAAGTGGATTTAGATGAAGAATTTGAAAAATATGCAGTTGATGTTTTAGATAGAGAATTGAATAATTATAGAAAGTATTATTTATGTTACAAATTAGAAGATAATAACTATGAACTACATGTAAATAACACTTTTAATGTATCATTTAAAAATTATTTACCAGATAGCTCTGTTGATATTATACCTTTAGTATACAAACAAAAAGAGTTTCCATTAGTTATTACTGATATACCTAAAGATAATGATACTGTGACACCAAAATTGGTGCTAATGAAAGAAACAAAAGAATATATAAAAAGATGTTTAACAAGAAGATTAGAAAAAATACAAAAAAATGAAGCATTTGAATCAGTCTACAAGAATAAAATTAACAGTTACAAAAGAAGTTTACAGCGAGATAACATACCTCTGTAAAAGAATAAATAGTGTAGAATGGTCAGGATTACTTTTCTATGACTTAGAAGGTTCTATAAAAGACCCAGAAAATTTAAGAATTGTTACAAGAGCTATTCTTCCTCTAGATAAAGGTAATGCTACTTATACAGAATATGAAGTAGATGAGAGGTATGTAAATTTCATTAATAAAAATGAACAATTTGAAGATTGCTTATATGGAGCTACACATTCTCATAATAATATGGAATCTTTCTTTTCTGGTACAGACATAAAGGATTTAGAGATTAATGCTCCTAAGAATAATATTTACTTATCTCTTATTGTAAATAACAAAGAACAAATGGTAGCTAAATTTTGTTTTGTAGCTAATACAAACTCCTCTCAAACTACAGCAAAAGCTCTTGATGAGTTTGGTCAAGAATATGTTATCAATGTAGATAATGAAAACCAACAATATCTTGTTATTTATGATTGTGATATTGAGATAGAAAGACCTTATCTAAGAGAAGATTTTATTCAAGCTGTAGAGGATATTATGACTGTTCCTGTATATAATTATGGGAGTAATTTTAACTATGGTAATAACTATAGTGACAATATTTATGGCATCAATTATAATAGTAATGGTACTATAAGCAGCTATTCTAAGAGTTATGGTGTTACTCCAAGTAAAGGAAAATCTGTTCCTTTAACTCCAAGTACCAGCTACTCTAAAAAAAAAGACCTAAAAAAAGACGTTGAGAAAGATTACTTCATTACAAGTACTATACCAGAATTTTCAGTAAATGTACTTATAAGTTTCTCTGACAGAGCTACTTTTAAAGACTTTATGGATGTATTAGAATATTATATTGATTATGAAATATCTCCAAAAGTATTACAAGAAACTTTCTTTGATAATTTTGAACATATTTATTCTGAATACTTCCCTAATATTAAAAGTGATGAAGGTTTTAGGTCAGTTCTTGAAGCTCTGTTAGAAGAGTATGAAGATTTTCTTACTATAAAACCAAGTAAATATAACAAATATATTGAAGTTCTTGTAGAAGCAATACAAAAAATGATTAATAAAATATGAATGAGACAACAACAAGTAGATTTAAAGGGGCTATATGGTTCAACCCTGAAGTTAGAAATGTTATAGTAGGTGGTGCAGGTTCTTTAGGTTCCTTCACCTCTTTGCTATTAGCAAGAATGAATTTTAAACCTTTTGTTTACGATTTTGACAAAATAGAAGAACATAATTTAGCTGGACAATTCTTTGGTCATAGTGATGTTGGTAAATATAAAGTAGATGCTTTAAAAAGCAGAATACAAGATTTTGCATTGGTAAATATAAATATATCTAAAGACTCTTATGACCAAAATAGCTATGCTGATAAATTTATGTTTTCTTGTTTTGACAATATGAAAGCAAGAGAAATATTCTTTAATAATTGGTGTATCTATGTTAGTAATAATTATAATAAAGAGGATAAAAATAATATACCAATTTTTATTGATACAAGACTTAATTTTGAGAATATGCAAATCTTTTGTGTTACGCCAGATAAGATAGAAGATTATAAAAAGAGTCTTTTCAGTGATGATAAGATACCTGATGAAATATGTACTTTAAAATCAACAACACATATTTCATGTATGGCATCCTCTCATGCTGTAGGATTCTTTACTAATCATTTATCTAATTGTGTAACAGGTGAAGATGATAGAGAAGTCCCTTTTAGATGGGATTATATATTACCAATGAATACTGTAATAAATGAATAGAGAATTAAACAACTTGTTGTTCCAATATCTAAGTAATCTTTCAGGTTCAGTTTATTCAAGAAAAGATATAAATAGTAATCATTACATAGATAAAAATATTTGTTTATTTATAGAGAATAAGATTGTACCTGCTAACAGTTTATTTTTATATGATGATTTTATAAAAGGTGTGTCAAGTCCTGAAAAGAGTGTCTATTATTCTTACAATGTAGATAAAAACTATATAAGTGATTCTCAGTTTGAAAAATCTTACAATAGTTTTTTTATAGACATGAGAAAACAAAAATTTAGTTTTTCATTTATGAGAAGCAAATCTGGTGATAATGTAGTAAATTTATTCACTACACAAGGAACTCTTTGGGATTTAGATACAAATGAACTTTTAGTATCTTTATGTGTTCCTAATCATTTCTTTATAGCTTTTTGTAGTTTGAAATCTTCAAATGAGAAAACAGATTTTTTAGATAAGAATTTAGAAAATAATCTAACTCTTTATATAGATAGAAAGTTTCTTACAGATGACAAATACAATACATGGAGAAAGAAATTTGACACTTATTATTTACACTTTGTTAGAATGTTTAATATAGATATTATAGAAACAACTAATTTAGAATCTAAAATATTTAAAACTGTAAATTTATTACCTGAAATGAAAAGTTTAGAAGAAGTTGAAAAATATTTTAGCCACATGGAAGACAAACTTGTAGAGGATATTTTTAGTAAACTATGACAAAAGGAGCAACAAATAAAAGAAAAGGTAGTAATGCTGAGAGAGAGTTTGCTTCAGCATTTAGAGAATTAGGATTTACACATTGTAAAACTTCAAGAGAAGGCTCAAAAATGCACGATGGTGCAGGAATTGACCTTCTCTTTGTTCCTATGAATATTCAGATAAAAGCAGGTAAGCAGAAAGGCTTAAATGCTTCTAAGGAAATTAGGTATGTACATGATAGAGTTAGGGAAGTATTTCCTAAAGGCTCTATTGAGTATTTTTTACCTAATATCCTTATACACAAAAAAGAGGTTGGACAAGGTAAAAAAAGGACACAATTTGATACAATTGTAAGTATGACCTTTGAAGACTTTAAATTATTAATTAGTAAAATAGAAAAATGGAATTAACAAAAGAAAATTATTATGATAGCCCGAGATTATCACAAAGTAAATTAAAAACTCTTTTATATAGTCCAAAAGCTTTTTTAGAAGAAAAAGAGCCAGAGCTTTTCTTTGAAGAGAAGAAACACTTTATAATAGGTAGTGCTGTAGATACTTATCTTACCAGCGTGGTAGATTTTAATGAAAAGTACTATATTTCTCATTTAACTGAGAAACCTTCTGATGTAGTAAAGAGCATATTATATGAAGTTTATTCTAAGGCTAAAGATAAGATTGCTGAAGATGATTCTTATAAGAATTTAGAGTTTCTAAAGCAAGAAATTATGGATAGATGCGAATCTCATGGTTACTATAAAAATCTAAAACCTGAAACAAGGATAAACAAAATTTTAGATTTTAATGACTATTGGAAAGAAATAATAAGTTCTGAAAATAAAACTATTATTACTCAAGAAGAGGCAGAAATAGTATCTAATATTGTAAGAAAAGTAGCTACAAATCAATTTACCTCTAAGTATTTCAAAGATAGTGTTGAAGAGGTAACTATTTTTAGACAGTTACCTATAGAATTTGAAGTAAAAGAAGTAGAGTGTAAGGCTCTTTTAGATATAGTTTATATTGACCATAATAATAAAACTATTACTCCAATTGACCTTAAAACTATTGGTGAATCTGTAAAGAACTTTCCTGAATCTCTAAGGAAAAGAGGTTATCAAATTCAAGCTGCATGGTATGTAGAGGCTCTTAAACAATGGAAAGAGAATAATGAATTTAAAGATTATAGGATATTAAACTTTAAATTTATTGTAGTAAGTACCACTGAAGATGAAGAACCTGTAGTATTTACTTGTGATGAAAGTCTCTTATATATTGGAAAGTTTGGTAGAGAGGTCTTATATCTAAAAGGAGAATTATGGGGTTCTGATGAAATGGAACCCTATTACAGATTAAGCAGGATAAAGGGTTACTTAGACCTTTTAGATGATTACCTTTACTATGTGGAAAAGGGTTTCTCTCAAGATAGGCTTCTTAAAGAAGGGCAAGATAAATTAATGTTGGATTGGAGTGGTATAGTACCTCTTGAATAATTTAAGTTTGTTATGGAAATACACAGTGGAAAGTTATTTAAGAACAAAACATGGAGGTATTTATACCCAACATTAAAATATTATGGACCAGATTTAGACAATTATATTACCTCTTTTATAAAACTTAGTATTGGAATTGGAGATACAAATGTAGCTTTTGAAGAAGATAATTTGTTTATCCTTTTTGATGTTGAACTTAAAAATCACATGCAAATAAATCTTCAAAAGTATAGAGAAAAATTCCAACAATTTTTACATTTTGTAAGAATACAACATTATTATACTTCTGATTATGTTTATAAATATGATAAGTTTAGTACAGGACATATTGTTGTCCTTAAAATACCTTATATATTTAAGAATGCTATGTATAACTTCATAAAAGGTAAATACAGCTTAATGTATAGTGAAGAACAAATAAAGAAATATTTTGGTTTTAGGAAGTTTGATAACAAAACATTAGAAAGAGAAGTGAATAAAATAATAAAAAGTACAAGAGATATTTTCTTAAAAGATGAAAAAAGAAAAAAGGCTTTTATAAAAAGAGTGAATTCTGATTTTGACACTAATATCAAGGAGGAGATGTTTAATAATGATTTTGAATTAGACTATCCTCCAAGATTTAGTGAGGAAATTTTTAATTATACACCATCAAAAGGTGATTTTTGGAATTAAGAAAAAATGACAATCTTAGAAACAATTTTAGTAATATCTCTAATACTATCTATATTGTATAATGTAGGTTATAAAGTAAATAGAGAAAATGCACATAAAGCAGATGTAAAAACTTTCGTAATGGATAAAGCTCTTCTAAAAGATAAAATTAAAAGTTTAGAAGATGAAAAATCACTCATTTCAACAGAACTTGAACATTACAAAAAAAGATTTGAAATTTATAGAGAAAACTGTAAAGGTTTAAACAAAAAAGTAATTGAATTAAAATCAAAAATAAAAAATGGAAGAACAAATTAAAAGTTTAGGTGCTATTGTATATAAAGTACTTTTCTTACCTAAATTAGATGAACAAATTAAAAAGTTTATTAGAGACCACTATTTTGAAGAAGATGATATTTACATACCAGAAAATGTTGTAAGACATTATAACTTAAATGTGTGTGAAAATATTATCAGAAAATCTGATTTAGAACCAACACTAATAGTTGATTTTGTTCAGTTTAAGAATAAATGTAAAGAAATTGATATAGATTATATTGAATTTTAGTTTGTAATTCAAATATAATTTATATCTTTGCAGTGCCTAATTATTATAAGTTTTAGTTTTTATCAAGCCTGTTGAGTCTTAGTGCTTGACAGGCTTAATTTTTTAATTAAATATGAGTTTATTAGAAAACATCAAGAAAGAAAAAGTTTCTCAAAATGCAAGAGAAATGATTATTTTCAGTTATCCAAAGATTGGAAAGACTGAACTAATGACACACCTTCCAGGTAGCTATCTTATTTTAGATTTTGATGATGGTATGGCTTACTATAGTGGTAATTACATTAAAGTAAATGACTATACTACTTTCTCTCAACTTTGCAAGGAGTTTGAAGAAAAAAAACCACAATTTGACTTTATAGTTTTTGATACTATTACTATGCTGTATGACACAGTTACAAACACATTAGCTATTAAGAACTATAATAAGGACCCAATGAATGCTAAAAACCAAATTAAGGATTTGAAATATGATATTACAAATCTTTCTTATGGGGCTGGTTATGGTTATAAAAGAAATGCTTTGCAACAAATAATTAATTTCTTTAAGCCTTACTGTAAATGTTTAATCCTTTTAGGGCATGTGGCTGATAAATCTCTTAAGACAGATAAAGATGGTGAAGGTAATGTAAAAGACTTAGCTATTGAAGGTAAGCTAAAGGATATTTTAGCTTTAAAGACTGATGCTATGGGATTATTATATAGGAGTTCTCCTAATGAAAATACTATATCTTTTAACCCTTCTATTGGATTAATTGGAGGAACTCGTATACCTCATTTATCCAATAAAGAATTTGTAATTTCTAAGAAACTAGAAGATGGTACATTAGAGACTTATTGGGACAAAATATTTGTATAGGATTAAGTATTAATATTTGGGGAGGGGGTAACTCTCCCCTTTAATTTAAAAACTATGGGATATTACAGTGATTTTGAAATTGTCTTTAATAAAAAAGAACTCACAATAAAACAACAACAAGAAATTCTTGATTTTTTAGAAAGTGATAATGATTTATGTATTATAACAGATGCAATCAGAGAAAATAACAATAAAGACCAAGCCTATTACACAGAAAAACTATTACCCGAACAAGTAGATGTATACTATAAAAAGTGGTATGATTATCAAGATGATTTAATTAGATTATCTAAACAATTTCCTTATTTAAAAATAGAATTACAAAGAGAAGGAGAAGATAGATTAGATATAGAAAAAAGTTATTACTATATGAGCAATAGACAAGTTTGTACAGGTGAATTAAAATTTGATAAAAATGAATTATGGTAAATAAAATATTAAAATATGCTTCCTATTTACTACCTGCTGTAGTACTTTTAGGATTAATACTTCTTATCTCTTTAATGTTTAAAGAATGTACTTACAAACAAAGAGAAATTGATTCGAGGAAACTTATAGCTCAGCTAAATGACTCTTTAGTATCTTATAGAGATAAGGAAGGTAAGCTCATTTCTAAAATCAGTTCTATAGAAGTAGATAATATGTCTTTTTTTAAACAATTACAAGTAAAAGATAAAACTATAAAGGAACTTCAAAATCTTGTAAAAAAAGGTACTGTAACTGCTTCTATTATAAAAACAGAAACTAAAGTAGATACTGTTATAAAAACAAAAGTAGTAAAATATGGAGAAGAAGATATTGTCTTTGAAACAGATTTTAATCTAAAAGATTGGGTTTGGGGTACTGTATCTATGGATAAGGATACTACAGCAATGGCATTATATATCAGAAATCAATATGATATCACTCTTTCTAAAGAAAAAGATGGTACTTATGTTAATGTAATCAATCATAATCCTTTTAGTGTAACAAAAGAAATTAGAAGTGTTTATAAACTCCCTAAAGAGAAAAAATGGAGTGTTAATGTAAGTGCTGGTTATGGTATTACTCCTGAAGGTTTAAAACCTTTTGTTGGTATTGGATTAGGTAGAAATTTAATTAGTTTCTGATGAATGCTATAATAGATATTGCTAAATATTTAGATAGAAAAAGTAAAGTTAATACTTTAATTCAAAGACAGTTTACTACTATACCTTTTTCTATCTTAGATGAGGAAGATTGGAAAAATAATGCTGAATTAATATATCCAACTAATGATAACTTATTTGAAGAATTAGAAATTCATCCTACAACAGAAGTATGGCAAAGTGTAGTCTATTTATGTGATGATTTTTACATTGATTCAGAGTATTGTAATGTAGATAAATTATATGAATTAGGATTTATACCCATATACTATAAAGAATATTATTTTTTAATAATACAAGGTTATGGATATGATGTTGTTGATGAGCATTTTACACCCTTATTTGAATATTTAAAATGGATAGAGAAAATTTAGATTTGAGTGCTTTTGAAAAAGCAAATAAAATAAATTATTATGAGATTTCTTGTGAAACTAAAAGAGGTGTAAGTATAGATTGTAAACCTTATAGGAGACTTACTTCTTTTGAACCTCTTTTTAGACTTCTTGAGAAAGGTTACAATGAAATAAAAGAAATGATGTATGAAGAAGTCTTAAAAGAAATGGAGAAACTAAGTAATATACAAGAACATTTCATATTTCAAGTAACTATTTATACTTGGGATAAAAAATACTATAGATATTGGTTCTTAAATGGTTATAGCTATGGTACACAAGGAGAAGTTAAATTTGAAGAATTTGATAAAAATAAATTAAAATGAAAAAAATAGAAGAATTAGTAGCCCTTGTAGATAAATGGGCTGAAGAAAAAGGTATCCATGAAAAAGGAAACAAGAAAGCACAACTTCTTAAAACTCATGAGGAGTTAGGTGAGCTTATAGCAGCTCACATTAATAAAGATACTGAACTAAAAAAGGATTCAGTAGGTGACATTTTAGTTACTCTTATCAATGCTACTTGGTTTGAGAAACAAGAAGTAGAAAATGCTGACTTTAGCATTGTATTTAAATTTGCTTATCAAAAAGATGATATTAAGAAACTTGTTGAGGAAAATAGTGATACTGACTCAAATGAAATCTTAGCAATTCTTAGTAACATACTTATAGATATGTTATTTGAAAGAAAGCCCTATGCCTTAGCAATAACAGCTTTTCTTATCAATATAAATATGTACTGTTATTTGGAGAATATAGATTCTTTAGAATGTTTAGAGATTGCTTATAACACAATTTCAAAAAGAACAGGTCACATGGATAATAATGGACAATTTATAAAAGATGAAAAATAATATTGATATTGATACAGTATTCTGTATAATCATAACTTTTATTTTTACAATTGTAAGTACAATAATTATTATGGATGCTATAATAAATGGAGAAGATTCAGCATTAATAATAATATCTATAATAGCTGTACTATTGACTCTTTATTATTTTGTAGTATCATTAATAAAAATGGTAAAAAAGCAAAATAAAAAATAACTAAATTTTGTATCATATAAATTAATTATTTATTCAAGATGGGGTGTGATAAAAAGCACCCCATTTATTTAAAAAATTTGCCTATGATAATAAGTCAAGATTGGGGAGATGGAGTAAATAAAATCACTATAGAAGACACTGAAGAAAATCTTAGAAAAGCAATAAGATACATTACTCATTGGTCTTCTGGAGATATGTTACTCAGATTTAATGCTCTTGACACAGAGACAAGAGACAAATATATTGAAAAGATTAAAAAATTTTTAGATGATAAGAGAAGATAACTTTTTTGAATATAAAGGTATCTCTATACCTACAAAATTCAAATTAACTCAGGAGCAAGATAATGCCCTTAAAGAAATTATAGACCATGTAATAAATGAGACTACACCTATTACTTTATCAGGATATGCGGGTTGTTTAGCTTATGGAACTAAAGTTTTAATGTTTGATGGTTCTTATAAAGAAGTACAAGACATAATAGTTGGTGATAAATTAATGGGTATTGATAGTACTCCAAGAACTGTTCTTGAGTTAAAAAGAGGTAGAGAACAAATGTATTGGATACATCAAAACAGAGGTATGAGTTATAGAGTAAATGAATCTCATATTTTATCTACTAAACATTATAAAAAAGGTTTAGTGAATCAAACTGTTTTAGAGTATTTATATCATAAAACTTCAGCTAGAAATTATAAAGGTTATAAATCTGATTTAATAGAGTTTCCTGAAAAAGAACTTAAAATAGACCCTTATTTCTTAGGTTTATGGCTTGGAGATGGTACTATAAGTAAATTTCCTGAAATAACTAATGCTGATTTTGAAATAGAACAATATTTAAAAGAAAATTTTACAATAAGAAAAACAGTTAAAAAGGGTAATAGTGAAACATGTAAAACATACAGTATTTATAAAGAAGGTTATGAAAACTCATTTAAAGAATATTTTCATATAAATAGTAAAAAAGAACTAAAAGAAAAGTATATACCAAAAGACTTCTTAATAAACTCTTCTGAAAACAGAAAAAAACTATTAGCAGGTTTAATAGATACTGATGGTTATGCTGGTGAAAACAGAAAAGATTATGAGATAATGACAAAATATGAACAACTTGCTAAAGACATAACATTCTTAATACGAAGTCTTGGTTTTTATGTAAATTGTAGAGTAAAGAATGCAACTTGTACAAATTGTAAAGAAGATTATTACAAAGTTTGGAGAATAACTTTTTCTGTGGATAAAGATTTACCTATACGTATTGAAAGAAGAAAAGTACAAGAACTTTCTAATTTTAAAAATAGATTACATACAGGTTTAAGAATAGAAAAAGATGTTGTTGATGACTATTATGGATTTACTTTAGATGGTGATAACCTTTTTATATTAGAAGATTTTACAGTAACACATAATTGTGGAAAAACTTCATTGATAGGTTACCTACAAAAATACATGAGGAGAAAATTCCATGATGACATGTTCTCTGGATTTAACTTTATATATGCTGCACCAACACACGCAGCAACTGTATATTTAGGCTTAAATTTAGGCTTTCTTCCTTATACCATACAAAGTATTATGGTTAATATGTATAATGGAAAAACAAAGGCTTTTGAAAAGAAATTAAGCTCTAAATTTACAAGTGCTTTAAACACTTATAAAAAGAATGTTCTTATTGTAGATGAGAGTTCTATGTTATCTAGAAAAGATGTTGAAGATTTAGTAAGGCTTATGGCTGCTAAAAATGTAAATATAGTCTTTATGGGAGATAAAGCTCAGATACCTGAAATTACAAAAGATAAAAATAAGTATGTATCTGATGTATTTACTAAATTTAAGATGGTACAGCTAACAGAGGTAAAAAGGACAGAAGATGCAAGTATACTTAAAATTCTTACAGAGATAAGGAGTAATCCAACAGGTGTACTCCCTATCATAGATAATACAGAGACTGTTACTTATTATAATGCAGGACAGAAAGCAGAGTTCTTTGAAAAATTTATAGAGTTATATAAAGAAGAACCTGAGAATACTGTATTTGTAAGTTATACTAACCAATCTATACAAGCATTCAATAAAAAAGTAAAAGAAGTATTATATAAAGATACTTATGGACTCCATGTTGGAGAAAGTGTTATTGGCTATGGAGGTTATAATAATAAGAATATTGTTAATGGTAACCTTGCTAACTCTGTAAAGTTTCAAGTAACTGATGTTAGATTCAAAGATTCTTTTGTATTTATAGCAGGATATTCAAAAGTACTAAGTATGATAAATGAAGAACTATCTAATATGAGTACTACTTATTACCCTTTATCTGAAAAAGATAGTATAGTATTTAAAGATATTACAAAAGAGATGTATGAAAAGAATAATAGGATTATTAGTAATCTTTTCAAAAAGATATACAATGCTAAAGTAAATGCTATAGAAACTAATAATTGGAAAAATTATTATTCTCGTATAGATGAATTGACAAGCTCTTTTAAGAGTATAGATTTAGGTAATACTTATATTTATGTACCTGCTAATGATAGAATGGAATTATATTCTTCTCATAATCCTACTCATGAAAAGGTAAAAAAAGAATTCCCAGAACTTATTATTGAAAAAGGTATAGATTATGGATATGGTATTACTATTCATAAGTCTCAAGGAGCTACTTACAGTAATATATTTTTTAACTCTTTATCTACAGAAGTCAATACAAACCCTTTAATGGAAAGAAACATACAAGTAGGTACTGAAGGTAACTCATTAAATTATGTAGGTATGAGTAGAGCTTCTAAAAAACTTTTTGTACTATATGGAAGTAAAGTAAAACACTTAAATTAATTATTATGATAGAATTTGTATTTGTTTATTTTGTACCAATTATTTTTTGTTACATCTTGTATTATGTATTAAAAGTATTTAATACACCTTTTACAATTGAAAAACTATTTGATGAAGAATATAGGTCAAATAGTAGATTTCTTTTTATTTTATTAAGTATTATACCTGTAATCAATATAGTATTTTTTATAATGCTTTCATTTTTAGTAGTTGGTAATTATTTTAGAAAAAGATGATAAAATTAAAGCTTGATTTTAATCCAGAAGTATCAGAGATTCTTACTAAAAATAATATCTCTGTAGATGATGGTAAAGTATTTTTACTTTGTAAATATTTAAACCTAAAACCTTCTTATTTTCCAGAAGCTTTGGATAACAAAATTTCCTCTTTAGGGTTCTATACTATAGATTATACCAAAGATAAAATTACATGGAAAATTGACCTCTTTGGTGAATCCTCAGAGGGTTTTGAGTGGGTTAAAGAATATATAGAAATGTTTGCTAAGAAAAACCTTTCAAGAAAAGGAAGTATGTATACAGTACTACCTAAGATAAAAAAGTTACTCTTAAATAACCCTTCTATAGGTTCAAGAGATATCTTAGAAGCTACTAAAATGTACCTTAATGAAACAGACCCTAAGTATATTATGGAAAGTCAATATTTCATATCAAAGAACAATATTTCTAAGATTATGGACTATATAGAAAGACTTCCTAAAGGCCTTAATGGTAATACAATTGAAACTAGTACTTACAAAGATAATGAAGATTTTATATGATAAAAGTATTAATTATTGAAGAGATTATAGGAAATAAAGGATTACCTATAACTATTTACAGAGGTGAATTAGCTCTATCAGAAGAGCAAAAAGCAGAAGAAATTATAGATAAATATAATAATTTCTTTAAATCAGATGATTATTTTAAAAATTATAAATGTATATTAGTTAAACAAAAATATCAAGGATGAATTATGACAAAAATGAATTTGAGTTAGAATTAAAAGCAAGAGGACTTACACTTACAAAACAAGAAGTTAATAAACTTATGAAACTTGCTGTAAGACAAAACAGTCTTGAAAAAGCAAAACCTGTACTAAAAAAAGATAAACATTTTCACTATTTTCTTCTTACAATAGCTTATATAGGTGCTATGGATAGATTCTGTGAATTGCTAGAAGGAAGCCCACTTGTAAAATTTCTAATGAAAAATAGGTTAAATAAAGCCCGAAAATTAGCTATTGAACTCAAAAATGAGTTTCATAATGTATATAAAGATAATCCAAAATTTATAGAAGCTTTTGATACCTATGTAGAGGATTTTGAAGATATAATTTTTATACATCTAAGCGTAATTAATAATGAGATAAGAGGTGAAGAAAAACCTTATGGATATGAATAATAAATTTATAATTATGAATAAAATAGAAATTTTCCAAAATCCTGACTTTGGTCAGGTAAGAGTTACTACAGATGAAGATAATAATCCTTTATTCTCAGGTATAGATGTAGCAAAAGCATTAGGCTATAAAAGACCTGGGGAAGCTGTTGCAACTCATTGTAAATCAAGCGGTACGGTGATGTGTTACACAAATCATGAGAATAGTCCTGGAGGTTCTTATTCTCAATTTATTAATGAAGCTAATCTTTATAGATTAATAATGAAATCTCAACTAGACAGTGCTGAAAAATTCCAAGATTGGGTTGTAGAGGAAGTATTACCTTCTATTAGAAAGCATGGTGCTTATAACTTAGTACCTAGAACATTACCTGAAGCTTTAAGGGCTTATGCTGCTGAAGTAGAGAAGAATATTCTTTTGGAAGAAAAAGTAAGACAACAAACTCTTCTTGTTGAAGAATTACAACCTAAAGCAGATTATTGTGATAAAATACTTAAAACAACTAATTGCCTTACTGTAAGAGAGATTGCTAAAGATTATGGTATGACTGCTCAAGAGTTTAATAGAAAACTTAATAAGATAGGTATTCAGTATAAACAAGGTAATACTTGGCTACCTTATGCTCCTTATGCAAGAAGTGGTTATACTAAAAGTGAAACAATACTTTCTGATGATTCCTCTACTATTTATGTACTTAATACAAAATGGGCTCAAAAAGGTAGATTATTTTTGTATAATAAGTTAAAAGATAATGGTATTTTACCTTTAATGGAACAAGAAAATGAATAAAATAATAGTTTTATCAGGTAATAAAGGTGTTGGTAAAGATACTGTTGCAAACTTCATGCAAGACATGTTTCACTATACTTTGTGTAAAACTTTTGCTTTTGCAAAACCTATAAAGGAAATAACTTCTATTTTATTAGATACACCTGTTGAAACACTTGATGATAATAAAGATAAGTCTGTACATGAAATAGGTTTAACTGAGCTTTCTAAATCTATTACTCCAAGAAACTATTATACAACAATAGGTGATATGTTCTGTAAGACTTTTGGAAAAGAAGTATTTGCTAAAATCATATTAAAACAAATAGAAGAGTCAAATTTTGAGTTTAATATTATTACTGACATGAGGTTTAGACATGAGTATAATTTATTAAAGGAACTTAAACCTATATTCATTAGAGTAAAAAGTAATAGAGTAAAATTAGATACTACTCATTACTCAGAAACTGACCTTTTATATCTTTCAGATGATGCCTTTGATTATGTTATAGACAATAGTGGCACTATAAGAGATTTATTCCTTAGAGTTAAAGGTATTGTAGAAGCTATAAAACAAAAGAGTGCTTTATAGCACTCTTTTTATAAATGTAACAGAATAAAAAAAAGAAAAATTCCAGCTTGCAAAAATAATAAAATTAAAATTAATACACAAATAAAGAAGATGGTTTTTTAACCATCTTCTTTATTTTTTTTTACTTTTGGGCTGTATCCTCTTTTTTCTTATTTTTACTACCTTTAGGTCTACCTTTTTTCTTAGGTTCTTGCTGAGGTAATCCTCCATTCTCCATATAATCTAAAGCCTCTACATAAGACATGTCTTTAGGTTTAGTTCCAAGAGCTTCTTTAATCTCTTTTTCACTAAGTCCTTGTTCAAGCATTTCAGCTTTCTTCTCTTTTCTTATCTTATTGTATTCTTTCTTAGACCATTTTTCATGTCCTCTACCTTTAAACTCTTTTATAAATCCATCCCAATAAGTTTTACCTTTATCATATTCATAATCAGATTGCCATGGCATTAATAAATCACCTTCTTTAGATACCATGTGTGTAAAGAAAGATGGTACAGGAGACACCTTTAAAGCATATTTTGAAGCATCACCTCCATTTAATAACATAACACTTTTTAATAAGTTTTTTACATTGCCTAAATACATTAAAAAAGAACTTCTTGAAACATCATCATATAAAGCACTTGGGTCTGTCCAAGATTGTAATGTATTAATGGTTGTATTAAGCTCATTGTCTAAGAAATTATGTAGCTTTCTTTTGTCTGAGTCATCATCATCATCATCATCCCAAGTAAGAGCTTTAGCAAGAAGCATAATACTCAACCAAGTAAGTTTTACAGCTATTTCTTTAGCTAAGGACCTTAGAGTACCTATTTCTTCTTCAGTAAGGTTTAGCTTAGAATATCCATCATAGTTAGATGGAATACCTGTTTTTATATTGATAAGCTCTAAAGGGTAGTTAAGAGTACTAATAAGTATTGATTTAGTAAATGCCACTAATCCTCCTATATTATTAGCTTCTTCCATGATACCTTTATTACCCCCCATCATGTTATGGATAAATTTAAAAGCTACAATTCCTGTAATACCCCCTACAGTTAAAGCTCCAGCTCCTAAGCCTAATCCTACTAATATAGAAGAAAGTCCTGTTACAGCTAATGCAGGATTATTATTCCAAGCAGCTCTATATCTACCCATCATTTGTTTCTTACCTGTAAATAAGTCAAAATTTTGTCCTGATGCAAATCTCTGCATAAAATGCTCTGGCATCCATTTTTTAAACATCATAAGAACTTGGCCTAACACATTTCTTGAAGCCCAAATAGTATCCATATCATCATAGTTACCTTGTGTTCTTGATATGGCTGTCTTCATCTTATTTCTTGTCAAAAAGAATTGGTTATTATCATCTTCATTAAATCCTACTTCCATATTTTCCCAATTCCTTATATTCTCTTCGGACCTAAATTCCTCTTTTAATCTTAAAGAGCCATCTTTAGTTTCTTCAAATACAGTAAATTTAGAGCCATCAAATATAGGAACTAATTCCCCTTTATTATTCTCTATCTTAGTATCCATTAATATAGCAAGAACCACAGAACCCTGGTTCTTAAACTCAGGATTATCTACAGCCCAAGAAAATACATTGGTATATTTCTCCATAGAGAACTTAGATTGTTCAATATTTCTCTCTAAAGGGTTCTTTCTATCCTGTACAATCCTCATTTTTTCTACTAAGGACCTAAAGATTTTTAGCTGTTTGTACCTACCCATGTGCTCAGGAGAAATCCTATCAGGTAAAATATGTAACATATTAGCAAAAGCTAAGAAGTTATGAGCATGTCTAATATTACCTTTAGTCCAATAATACCCTGTCATATCCATTATAAGGTTGGTATTTTTACCTTCCATTCTGTTTCTAATACCTCCAATAGGGTTAAGCCCTAATCCTTTAAAAATGATAGTTTTTAGTATCCCTTGAATAATACCAGCACTATTTAAGTCGATACCTAAACTTTGTATTTTTTCTTCTATGTTTTTTTGATAAGCCTCTTCATACTGCTCTGGTGATACATCAACTATTTTAGTTTCTCCTGTATGTTTTTCTTTATAGCTTGCAAAATACCTACCTCCATTTTCATCTACTATAAGTTCATATCTCATACCATCTTGATAAAAACTATCACTTATATTAGAGTTATGACCTTTTTCTCTTGCATTTTGGAGTTCTTTTAATAGTTGTCTTTCTGAATCACTATATAAATAGAAGAACCTATTCTTCTCTACTTTATTTTTAAGCCAACCTATAACACCTAATTTATCAAGTAACATCTCTATCCAACCAGGTGTTTTAATTTCTTTACCTATTAATTGTTCTGTACCTCTTGCATGCTCATGCTCATTCTTAATTACTTTATTAATATAGTGTTCTAATTTTTCAATACTATTTTTCCTTTCTCTTTCACTTTCTCCTACAGTTTTCTTATGTTTCTCAAGTAAGATATTAGCTATAGGTAAAGTATCTTCTCTGGCTTTTTGTAAAGCTACCATATCAATCAAAGCTCCTGTTATCTTATTAATATCAGAAGAGTAGTTTCTTAGAGTCATTTCACTTGCAATCTCATGAACTAATTGCTCTGGTGTTATGTTATTAGGTATTTTAAGACCTAAATCTATTGCCATAGATTTAAGCTCATCAACGGATTTAGCCTTTAGAGCTGATGAGAGAGACTTTATTTCTTGTTTTGTCTTATCAGAATAGTTCTCTACAATACCTTTATCTTTCTTATTACCTACACCCACTTCATAGAAGTACTCTTTATAAGCTTGAATACCTTTAGATATTAAAGTACCTGCTTTAGAAGAACCTTTAGCATCACTAACTTTTTCAAAAAATTCTTTTTGTATTTTAGCAAAACTCATTCCCGATATATCATAGGTAGGATTTATATATTGAGAATATATATCTTCTAATACAGACCAATATTCAAACATCTCATCAGATTGTTCAATCTTATCAAAGTCCTTATTATAGTAACCTGTATCAGAAGTTATCTCTTCACCATTAAAATCATAACCCTCAGTAAAAGTTTTTCTTGGTACAAATACAATATCATTAAGATTAGGAAATATACTTGATATACCTCCTGTACCATTAAATGTAGCTGCTGTAGTTGGAGAATCTCCAAAATATGAACTTAAAAATACAAAAGGGTTATTTCTCTCTGCTTCATATTTAGATTCATAGTTTTGTTTAGTAAGCTCATAGTTTTCTATCCAACCATTTACTTTTTCTATCTCTTTATCATATACTTTACCAAGTTGTCTTCTGATATTATTTTCATATTCTTCCATTTCTTGGTCAGAAAAAATAAATTCATTAGGATAGTTTTTACCATAAAGGTCTTTAAAAGCCTTTATCTTTCTAAAATCTATTACATCAGCATTGGCTTTTAACCACTGTATTTTTTTACTATAATAGGAAACATAGTCATTGTTATCTACTTCCATATTGAAGTAATTATAAAGCTTTCTTCTATACTCAGAAGTATACTTACTAATGATATTTCCTGTTCTTGCTCCTGATAGGAATTTCTCAAATATAAAGCTAAAATCAGTAATACCTTTAGCTTCTAATTTCTCAATAGCAGCTAATAATCTATCTTTATAAGCTATAGCTTCAGAGGTCCTATGAGACATACTCTTTTCAAGATATGACTTCAATATTTGAGGGGTAATAGATTCTTTAGTACTTGCTTGAGATACCCCTAAAAGGGCTTTCTCAAAGAAGTTTATATCATCTTTTACTTTAAATAAATCATCTACCTTATCTTTGTCTATTTTACCATCAGCTCTTTTAAATGCAATATTATTAAGTACATTATGTTGATAAGTAACATCTTCTTCAATGATTTTGTTAGATATTTCATTGAGCTTACTGTTGTATTTATGCATTAGAGAAAGTACCTTAGACCTAAGTTCAGGATTCTCACTTATTGCATATTCAACATTTTCATTGCTTCCATATTTTGTACCTGTGATAAATCCAAAAAGGAAATCAATTCTATCACCAAGATTTTTTATACTACCACTATCTATGACATCAAGTTTATGAGATAAATCATCTAATTCATTAGATAATGTCTCTACTTTTTTCTCATTTTCACCAGCCATAGCATTATTATAGTACTCTTGTAATTTACCTTCTTCAGTTATAAGCTTATTAAGGTCATCAATAGTTTTAGTCTTATTTTTGTTTTTTGGATTTTTTAGTTCTTTTACAAGTTCAGCTTTCTTTTTCTGTACACTTTTTAGTAGAGCTTCTAAGTAATTTGTATACTCTGTATAATTATCAGTTATAGGAGGTGTAATATTAGGGTCAGAGTTTGAATCCCAATTATCATCTGAAAGTATCCCATCAGTATTATAATCATTACTCCTTTTATTGTTATCCTCAGTGTTAAGTTCTTTAGCTTTGTTATTAGCTACTTCATCTTTTATTTCTTGAAGATTTCTCGAGCTTTCAATATTTTTTGTCTTTACTCTTATTATATTATTAGTATTTCTATTACCAACTCTTAAAGAATTACTATCTACATTAGCTGTTAATATTAAGCTGCTATCATAAGCTTCAAAAAGTCTATACGCTATTTTATCTATAAGATTTCTACTTTTTTTAAGCTCTTCACCTAAAAATAAATCATCTTTTTTAGCTAATCTATTATATTGTTTTATAATAGAATCTACCTCTTCTCTTGAAAAACCATGTACCTTATGATTTCTAATTTCTATAAAGCCATTGCCAGCTTGTACACTTACTTTACTAAGACCCTCTAAGGTATCTCTAATCTTATCAAAACCTATCATTTTAAAATTAGATAACCTTTCAAACATATAATCCTTTATTTCAAATTGTACAGGACTACCATCTACTTTATCAAAAAATAAAGAGGTAGGGTCAGTACTATGAATACTACCAAAAGATGAAATAAAGCTTGGTTGCAGCTCTCTTATACTATCATATAATCTTTGGTTCCTGGAATTAAAAGCATTGAGGTCAGAGACTTGTATTCTTGTTCTACCATTAATCTCTTTATGAGCAGTGATAAGGTCTTTTTCAAAAAGACCTTTCATCACTACATTTCTACTATTACTATTGAATATTGTATTATTACAAGACATATTATATTATTTTAAAATATACTACAGTTTTTTGACAATTCTATAGAGTTGTCATTATTTAATTTTTTTATATTATTAGAGTGGAGAACAAAGAGTTTTTCACTTGCTCTTGACATAGCTACATAATTAAGAGAATTACCTTCTGTACTTATTTGCATTCCATTTTCATGAATTTCTGTTTTAGCAAATTCTGTTGATGTAGCATTAAAGAATACATTCTTATAAGTAGCTCCCTGTGCTTTATGGATAGTTATACCATAACCATAATCAATACTCTTACTCATGAAAAGCTCTTTGTAATTTCTTTTTAGATTAGCCATTTCTGGTTTACTCCAATTTGCAGAACTTTCCTTTTCCATCATATTTGTATATGGATTATAGAAATAATCATCTCCAATCTCTAATTTAGCAAGTCCTCCTGTCATCTTAGCAAGAGTTTCACTAAAATCTCCCCATCTATTTGTTTCTAAAGCTCTTTTTTTCAAATCATAGACATCTCTAAATGTTTCAGAAAGTCTAATATTATTCTTTAAAAAATCTTCTTCTGTAAGATTTTTCATATCTAAAGAGTCCGTTCTGGACATCTGTAAATAAGTAGCTTGTACTGTTTTATCATTCTCTTTATTTGGTGTATGTAAATCAGCTAATTTTTGTACAGCATTAGATTTTAGGGTTATTTTTACTTCAGAACCATCATAACTAACATTTTCTACAGTATATTTTATACTGTTTGCTAAGTCATTTGACTTAATCTTTTTATTATTGTAGCCAGAGTATCCTATTACAGATTCACCTTCAACTAAACCATCTACTTCTTCACCATAAAAAGCTTTTCTAAAGGATTTATTGAAGTTCTTCACATCTTCATTGGTATAAGTAATATAAACAGTTTCTTCGGGGTCCACTTCATAGGCTCTTCTAAAAGCACCATAAAAGCCTTTTGTATTACCATCTTTATCAAAAAATTGTAAAGTTTCTGTATTATCTACAACAGGTAATACACCATCAGGATTATTTCTAATCTCTGTTAGAACCCTTAAAATTGCATTATCTTTTGTTCTTTGTACTTTAGATAGCTGTATTAATTTAAAGTCTGTAAAAGCCTTAGAAACATCTTTTATAGGATTCTTTGTTTCAGGATTTATTTTACCTTTAGATGCTACTTCAGGTAATTGCATTTTATCCCCCATAAATATAACTTTTACACCTTTTCTTTCCATTACAGAAAGGAAATTATCCATAGTTGTTGAATCCATTAGAGAAACCTCATCTACTACAAAAATATTCTGGTCATAATCTGACAATGCTTGGTCTACTTTTGAAGATGTGGTATAAGTTACATTACCAAAATCATCTACTCTTTTTACAACAGAAGAAGCAATTGTAAAAGGCATTTTTTTAGTGTTATAACCTAAATACAATGTAGCAGCATGAGTTGGTGCACCATAAAGAAATTTATAACCTCTTTTCCTTTTTAAATAATCTTCTAAGTAACCTATGATATTGCTCTTACCAGAACCCGCATAGCCACTTAAAGTAATAGGTTCTTCATCACCACTTGTGATATTTTCTATAAGAGTTATAAGAGCTTGTTCTTGTTCTTCTGATAACTTGAATTTAGTAGGTATTGTAATTCCTTTATATGAAAAAGAATTTTCAGGTTCTTCTTTTTTTTTAGGTTTTTCCTCTTTAACTATTTCTTCTTTCTTAATAGGCTCTTCTTTTTTATGTATTTCTTTTTTTTCATCTTCTCTAATCTCTAAGAGGGCTTCAAAATACACTACCTCATCTTTTATATCATAACCATTACTTCTTAACTCATGAAGTAGCTCCAACATATCAATATCATTTAAAGAAGATATATTAGATTTTACTATTTTCTTTACTCTTTCAACTTCTTTTTTATGTTCATATTCTTCATGATTCTTAACTTTATCAACAATATCAGGTTGAACTATAGTATCTCCTGTAGATACAGATATTACTTTGTTTCTTTGTTTATCATAGACATATTTATTACCTGTATTTTCATAAGTAACTATTTCAGCATACTCAGGGTGTTTCTCTATGTACTCTAAAAATGTTTTATTCTGTTGCTTTTCATTAGTGAGTTCTTTTACTTCACCTTTTTTTGATTTAAAATGCTGATAGTATTTACTTGTTTCAGGATTATAAGAAAATACAAATTGGTCTACTTGAAACTCTTCTCCATAATTTTCTTGTGTTTTGGTAGTTTCTTCTTGAGAACTTTTTTCTTGTTTCTCTATTTTTTTATTACCATCTGTATATTCTTCTTTAGTTTTAAGATAAGCATCTAAGTTTTTATACAAATACTCTAAGTCATTATTATCTTGTGATATACCTAAAAGGTCTTTTAACCAAGAAACAAACTTCTGCCATAAATTCTGTTTTCTTAGTGTATTTCTAAATTGTGTATTTGATAAACCATAAGATAAGAACTCAGCAGGATTAGTTACAGCTCTATAAGTTCCTTCAGCATAACCCTCTCTTACAAGACTTCTCTCACTTCTTGGGTCCAGCATGGGTTCTTTTTCTATACTACCTTTAAATAAATCATATTGTTTTTTATCAGTAATATTTTGATATTCTTTAAACAAGTTAATTATATTCCTCATGAGAGGAGAATCTCTATTTGCATCAGAATAAGCCTTTTTTAGTTCTTTATTTGCAAAGCCTTGTATAAAGTCATGGACTATTCTTTCATACAAATATTCCTCTGCACTTTCAGAAAATCTCTGTGATATAGCATCTACATTAATATAGATTTTATTATCATTGGCATTATACTTAGAAAATCCTTGTAGATTGTTATTTATTTCTACCTCAGCATAGAATTTTCTATTAGTATTAAGCATCATATTAGCTAAGTCCTTAATGTATGCTCTATTAGAGTTAAGAGCAAGTTTAAGTACTCCTAACTTATTATCTTCTGCATTACTTAATAGGTAACTAATAGTATTTTTAGCACCATCTATTTTTTGTTTACCATCAATGGTAAATTGATTCAAGTAGTTATCTAAACTACTTGAATCAATATTAAAACCTTTAAATTCTACTTTACAAGTATTCATTAGCAATCTTCTTTTATAAGACCAATTTCTTTTAATTTATCTTTTAATTCCCTTGTTGTAAATGAAGGGTTCTCTTTCATTATATGATTTATAGCTTGCTGCAAGTTAAACCCTGAATAATCAAAATTCTCTGGAGATACAGAATCTAATTTAGCAAGTTTTTCTGCAAAAGTATCTTTTATTTTCAACATATACAAATCATTTCTTACTTTTTTATACTCCATAGCTTCTCCCTTATTATTTTCATTCATTCCAGGTACAGATAAAATAAGGTCTATAACATCTTGTATATACTTTTTCTCAACCTCATTTCTACTGTTTTTCTCATTTACAAATATTGTCTTACCAGATTTTAAATCATTAATTATATTATCTGAGAAAGATTTTCTATAAGCATACTGACTTAGTTGTTTAGGTGAGTATGGAGAAATCTCATCAGTAAATTTAACATCTTCAGCTTTAAGTTGTCTTAGAATAGTTTTTACTTTATCAGCTGCTTCTGAGTCTTTAAACTCTTTAGTACTTCTGTCTGTAGTTACAAACTCTGTACTTCTACCTTTAGCTTTAAGTAATTCCATAACAGTAGTCATTACTTCATCAGAGTATTTCTTACCTGTTAAGTAAGTAATCAGGTTCTTAAATAGCTTTCTAAACTTATCAAGTAAAGTTTCTCCTCCATCTTTAGTACTGTCAAGGAGTTCTCTGAAATTACCATTAGAGAATACACCAGCTACAAATTCTGCAATATTCATCATAGGATAAGTAGCATGGTTTGTTGGGTCATAAGGTATTTTAGTTTTAGCTAACTCATACAAGTCATTTAGTTTCTTTATATATAAAGGAGCATCTTCTCTTACTACATAATTAAACTCTTTAGGGTTACCTCCTTCAGGAGTTTGTCTTACTCCCCATTTACTTAATTCACTGACAGTAATACTGTGTATTATTTCTTCAAGAACTACTTCTTGTATATAATTTTCAGACTTAGCCAATTGTTGTTGTCTCTTGACAAAGTTATCATTCTTCATCATAGGATTAATTACTATGACATTTTCTTGAGACATGTAAGTAGCTATAGAAACATTCTTACCATTATAGTTATCAGAGAATATCACTTTTACATCTTTATCTATAAAAGGTAATAAATCATTCATTAAGTCTTTAAGCTTACTTTCTTTTTGGAATACAGCTCCTAATAATTCTCCTACAGTAGTTTCTTGTACTTCAGATAAATCTAAAGGTTTAGCACTTATAACAGGTTCTGTATGTTCTATATCTCCAACAGGATTTAAAGAACCATCATTATAAACAGCTTCCATATCATACTCATTATAACCATTATCACCTAAAACAGCTATTTCTTCATAAATATTTACTTTACCACTTCCTGTAATTTCAGTATCTACTAATTTAAACAGCTTATAAGCCTTACCATTAGCTTTGTTATACCTTATGGAAACATACTCATCATTAAGTGCTGTATTACCATTTTCTTCACTTATAGGAGATTCAAATCTTTTAAGTTTAGATATAAAATCATTATAGATATTCTTATTAGGTTTACTTCTCCAAATATTATAAGCTTCTTTTGAACCTTTATTTATAAGTATACTTTCAAACTTATCATTAGCACCTATAAGTTTTTTCAACTTATCTTGACTAAGTGTTACAGCTTGGTCTGGATTGTGTTGAAAGAATTGTTCAACAAATTTATCAGAAAATGCATCAGTAACTATAGTACCAAATATTTCATTATTTACATCTCTAAGATATTTAGAGAACCCTATAACATTAAGGTAGTTAGCATTAATGTTATTTCTAAACCCTGTAGCACCCCCTTCTTGGTCAGCAAAGTAAGCATAGGTAGCTAATTCTTGAGCTAATTGGAAAGGAGTTACTTTATAGCCATTCCATTCTCCTATAACAGTTTTATTATCTTGAAGCATCTTCAAGTAATCATTATATCTATTACTTTGAGAGAACTTATCCATTTCCTCAAAAAGGTTCTTTATAGTAGATACACCTCCTGTAAGACTTACATCAGCTTGTAAACTTCTTATAAACTCATTATTCTTCAAGAAATTATTATCCATTTTTTGAAGTCTGTTTATAAAAGAAGCTAATGATTCATTACCTGCTCTGTCAAAGAATAATCTTTCTCTCTCTTCTCTTACTGTAGCATCTTCAAATAATCCGCTATTCTTAGAAGAGTATATAAACTCTTTAAACTCCTGCATTATGGTATATCTCAAATCATTAAGAGCTTCTCCTCTTACATTCTTTTTACCAGCTATGCTGATTATTTTTTCAAGTATATCTTTTATAGCAGGTTTTTTATAAGGATACAATTGGTCAAACACACTTTCAGATGTTTTTAAACTATTCACAAGCATAGTACCCTCTGGTGTTGTTGGCTTAACCATAACAGTAAAATAATTAAAACCTACATAGCCTTTATCCTTGAGTTCTCTAATCCTATATGCTGATGTATCATCATCTAATATTTCAAAATCACCTATAAGGTTTCTAATATTTTCAAATTTCTCTTCTTTAGATATGTTTATTAATGAGTCTATTCTATCTAATGTATTGAAATAAGATATACCCAGTTTAGTAGAGTTCATACTTATTAGTTTCTGATACTCACCTATTTCTTCAGACTCTCTTTTAAGATTTAAGAATGTTTGTAATACAGCAAGTTGCATCACTGTATTTTGAGTATTTTTATTATCTATAAGACCATTATATAAACCTTGACCTGTTATTTGTTTTTCATTAACTCTAAGCTCTTCATTAGAATATATTTCTCCACTTGCATTGAAATCATTAAGAGTTTTATTTGGATTTATAATATCAAACTCATTTATAAGTTGTCTTATAATTTCATTCTCTTTATCTTTTACATATCCAGAAGTAAGAGATTTATATTTTTCTTGTAGCTCTACATATCTTCTAAGAATAGGTTGAGATAAAAATAAAGAAGTAAGTTGTAAATGTTGCTTTTTACCATTATCTAATGCTATAGGATTCTTAGTCATGTCATAACCTCTAAGGTTAAGCATTGTAAGTACATTAATAGTATAAGCATTTTCATTTCTCTTACCCATGATTTGAGCTTTTACGTTATCTGTAGCAGAGTTTTGGTTCTCTCCAACTACATCTGAAATAAGTCTCATACCATCAAGGGTTTTAAACTCATTATTAAATCCTCCTAAAGTACCATCAGAATACAAACCATCAAGCTCCATCTCACTGTTTACAAAGTTTTTATTATCCTTTTCATCATACACAGTTTTCTTAACAACAATAGGTTTCTCCAATCTCTGTATTTGAGATAGGAAAGTTACAGTATTACTATGTACAGAAATACCTAATTTACCTGTAGAACCTAATCTCATGAGTTTTCTTTGGTAAGAGTCATCATATATAGTAAAGTACTTAGTACTTTCCATTGAGTTTAGCTTCTTATCTATGAGTTTAGCAGTTTCTCCAGCTACTTCAAAAGACAGAATTTTATTTATTTTTTTCTGTACTTTATCATTAGTAGTTAGATATACAGACTTATAAACATCAATCATAGCATTCTCGAGGAGTTTCTTTTCTATATTATTCTCTTGTTTATAAGAAATGAGTGTTTCTCTTAACTCTTTAATAATACCCCCTAAGTCTGCTTGTAAAGCTGTTTTTTCTTCTCTACTTAATTTGAGTAATCTTAAAAGTTCTTTTTGTTCTTCAGAAGTATAAGAATTATCTCCTCTTAAAATATCAGACAAGATATTCTCATTGTTTTCATCTATTTCATCAAGTTGTTGAATATTCTCATATAATTCTATATTTCTTAGAGTAGCTTCCTTTATTTTCTGTTTTAAAATTGGTATTTGAGACTTGAGTTCTTTTTGTTTTTCAAGACCTGAATTTGCATAAGTAAGTTTCTCTATTTTACCATCTTCTTTTACTACATAATTAGACTTATAAATATTTCTCTTATCGATATCATAGTCTTCCCCAATCTGTTTAGTATGTTCTTTAGGTACTACAATTAAGTCTCCACTTGCTTCAGGTAAGAAACCAACTACTTTAAGTATAGCTCCTGATTGATGTGAAGATGTAGGTATACGGAAAGAAAACATAGAGAGTAAAGCTTGGTCTATCATTTCTTTATTTAATACCTTTTTACCTGTTGCTTTATCTTCTTCACTATAAGGAGCTTTAGTTAAATCTATAAGTTCTGTAGTACCATCTTCCTTAGTAATTCTAAACTTACTTTGGATAAGTACCTCAGCTTCTTTTAAAGTTCCATTCTCATTAGTAGTAGCTTTTAACTCTCCTGTATGATTAGGGTCAAACCAAACTATACCTGACTTTTTATTCTCATTGATAGAATCTAAAGATATAATTTCCTCTTTTCTAAAGCTAAAACCTTCAGAAGAAGCTGTGTAGTGAGAGTTCCCAGGTAACTTCAATACAATCAATCTGTTAGATATGATAGCTTGAAGTAAAGCTTCAAATTTATTACTTCCTGATGATAACCATAAAGGGATATTAAAATCTATCTTTTCTAAGTCTTCAAATACTTCTAAACCATCTAAAAGACCATCAGTATAATTTCTACTCTTAGCTTCAGATATAAGGAGTTCTTGCAAAGTCTTAATGAACTTTGCCTCATCTTTAGGCTTATTAGTTTCAGGGTCTAAACCTAATTGTCTATATAGTTTATTTTTCTCATTCCTTATGTACTTATTTTCTACATAACTCTTTATTTTATCAAGGTCTTTACCTGTAAGATTCTTCTTACTATTATTTATAACTACCCTATCTTTTTCAGACACTTGAGAGTTATACTCATTGATAATAGCAGCATCAAAAGTATTAGGAAATATAGCTTCTTCTATTTTATTGATACCATTTCCTAAGATTATCTTCCACATTTGAGAACCCATGATAATAGAATCATCTTTACCATTAGCAATGTTTTTCTCTGTCTTGTAAGGAGTATCTTGCTGTATCTTAAAGTGTTTCCTTTCAAGCTCTAAAGTATTGTCATTAAGTAAAGTACTTTTATTAAATAGCTCATCAAAGGTCTTATTATATAGGTCATGTATAGATAATGTAGAATCAATAGAACCTACTTTATTTGCTGTTTGGAATGATAGCCTTACTTTCCTATTACCTTTGTGGTGTTCTTGTAATTTTTCCATGTGTTTTCTCACAGCATCCATTTTTAGACCTGCTGTAAGCTGTGGTAATAATGGGAAAGATGATGACTTAATGTAAGTAACCCTATTCAATATAGGTTCATTCTTATCATTTCTAACTATAGTACTACCTGCATATACAGGTTTTATAGGTTGCATTACTACTTTAAGTTCTTTAGAATTTAAGACTTCGCCTTTAGAAAGCTTATCATATATTGCTTTTATATTATTTCTTTCTTCTTCAGTAAGTCTTCCTTGTCTTAGTAATATATCTAAGTGTTCTTGCCATGTAGTAAGCTCCTGAGCATCTGTACCCTCTATGTCAAAATAATCCCCTATTTCCTTATTATTTTCCTTTAAAAAAGTTTGATAACCATCAACACCTTTAAGTACTTTTCCTAAAGATTCTGCTGCTTCTATGGAGTCTGAGTAGTGTATCTCACCATCACTATCAACTGATACAAATTTATCATTAATTTTTACATACCTTTTACTGTAATCATTTCTTAATTCATCAAGATATATTCCTCTTGCTTTTTCAGCTTTTTCTTCAAACTCTTCAATAGCTGCTATAGCTTGCTCATTCTCTTTTGTAACCTCACCATAATATTGCTTTATAAGTTTTCTTGAAGTACTTGTAATAGTCACAGGGTCATTAACCATAATTTGAAGATATTTCTCATGCAAACTATTAGCTAATTTATTTCCTGGAGCTATTAACATTGCCATACGCTTATCTATATTTTCAGCAGTTTTTTTAGCAAGTCCTACAAAGTCAATCTTACTTATGTTCTTAGGCTCTTTCTTATCTGCAAATTTTGAAGGATTTTCAGAATATAGTGCTGTATCTCCAGCTATCATTTGATAGACATTATTTTGAGCTAACATGTTGTTTATAACAAAGTCATAAGCAGCTACTTCAACACTTTTAATAGGATTACCTTTTACTTTAGATGCAAGGTATGAGTCATCAAGGAAATTATTCTCAAAACCTCCTTTTTCATTCATACTTATAAAGTTATTATCAAACCATTCCCCTGTATTATTATCAAAGTTTACCTTGTCTTTAGCTTTCTCTTTTACAAGGTTTGCTAAGTATTGCTTTGCAATCTCTCTTATATCTTGTCTTTTAGCTAATATATTCTCTTCACCTTTAGCCAATCCTTTATTTATATGTAAGAACTCTATAAGGGACATCTTAGTACCATCTTCCATAGTAAGTTCTAAAGTATTGAAACCAGGAAAAGCTAGAAAGAATTGAGCTGCTTTGTCATATTTCTTTACATTAGTTTTCTCTTTAAAAGAACTAATTATCCTATCAAGTTCTGATTCAAAAATTTGGTCTGTAAGGAAGTTTAATAAATCTTCTCCTATATTATATTGGTTACCTTTATCAGCAAAAGTGTTAGACAATATAGAGTTAGTTACATCTACAACAGCCATGTCATAGAGTAACATTTGATTCTTATCAGATAAAGTAGGGTTCATTACTTTAGCTAACCTAAAAGGCAAAGACTCATATCCAGGTACTTTGTGAGATAATTTCTTTACTGTATTTTGGAAGAAACCAAGTTGAGCTAATACATTATCAGTATCTGAAATATCAGTAATTTTTCTGCTTCCAAATGTTTTTTTATATCTTTCTTTAATAGCTTCAAGGGATACAAATCCTATATCAAACATGTTTCTCATGCTTTCAGCCATATTTACAGCATCTACACTATTATTTTCAGGAACCATCATTCTAAGCATGTAATTTCTTGAAGAGTAAGGTACTTGTAATAATTGTTCTGCTTTAGAGTTACTGCTATCTTTAAGTTCAAATACTGCATCATAAGCCATCATTTTCTGTACAGTACCTTGAATAGTTTTCCCTGCTACTCTATAAGACTTTTCTATTACAGAGCCATTTAAATCTATTTCTAAGTTAGCATAATTATTTCTTATATTAGTTGCTTCAACATCATAAAGAGATAATCCTTCATCAGTGTATTTAGGATTTATATGTACTTTCTCACCTGTTTTAGGGTCTATTCTTTCAGTTTGATAAAATGTATTTACTTTGTTTAGAACAGCTTGGATATGGGTTAAAGAGCCAACATTACTTAGAAAGTTATTACCTTCTGTAGATAGAAGTTCCTTTAGTGTATTTTCAGAAAGGTTTATTCCAAGTTTTCTTAGTATGTTATTAAGTTTCTGTACATGTTCTGGATTATCAGCTGATAATTCCTTATAGTCATTTCTTAGGCTATTAATCTCTTTATTTAAAAGATTAACCCTCTCCATGTTATAATATTTCTCACCATCTTTTTCAAAGAATAGTTCAGAGTTTAGGAAGTTATTCTTCCATTCTCTTACAAGTCTAATATCAGAAGCTGAGCTATTAGCATTTTGCATGGCAAGTTTAGTATGGTTATTATAAGCCCCATCTTGCATAAGAATCATGTACATACTAAGAACATCACTTGTCATTTTATACAATATTTCATTTTGTATTTGTTTTGGAGCATCTGCAAATAACCTATATAACTCAGCATATACTTGAGCATTAGGTCTTGTAGATTCCCCTCTATTTTTTAATTCTTGTAATACAAAATCAAAGTCAGAATTACCTTTAACTAATACTTCCTGTAAAGTCATAACTACATTATCTATATCTTCAAACATAGGTAATTGTAATGAATTAAGTTTATTACTACCTTGATTGTTTTTAGCTTTTACACGAGCTAAAAGGATTTTAAGACTACTACTGAAAGTTATTTTTACATTCTTCTCTAAAGATGATTCAGAATAGTTCTTTTCAGTACCATCTCCATCTTGTATAGATATGATACTTTCATCACTATCTTCAAGAGCTTCTTCATTAAATTCAATTTCTTCACCAAAAAACCTATTAAGCATAATCATTAGAGAACCCTCTTTACCTATAAGTTTTTCTTTTTGGTTGAGTACAGCTTTCAATTTCTCAACCCTTTTATTCATTATAGGAGCTAACTCAGGTTTTATCATAGCCATAACTTCAGATTGCTGTATAGTATTTTCAACTAATTTTAGGCTATTATATAATGACCTTTGTATGCTACTTAAAGTTACCTCATGTTTATTCAAATCTACCCCTTCAAGAGTACTATAAAATAAAGTATTTAGTAATTCATTTTCTTCTAATATAGAGATACCATCAATTCTATTATTTTTAGTAGATTGAATTAAATGATACTGATTCATTGTTATAGATACAGCAGCATTGTGGTCTTCATTAAATTCAGCATGTACAGCAGCTAAAGCTTGCTCATACATTTCTTGAGTAAACATAACACCACCTGTTTCAGTATCTATAAGACTTTTCATATCTTCAACTGCCTTTAAAGCTTGAGCTTTTCTCTTAGCAAAATCAGATTGCTCACCTTCTTCTTTAGCAGCAGCTACTACTTGACCCACATTAACTTCTGTTTTTTGGGGAGTTGTAGTAGGAGTAATAGGAGTTACATTAGGTGCTGAAGTAGCTTGAGGTGCAGTAACTTCACCATCTACTACTTCATAATAAATCATAGGTTGTATATCTAACACACTCTTTTTATTGCCATCAGCCCCTTCTATTTCAAAAGATTTAATATTTGTTCTGAGAGTATCTTTAGCAAAATCTACATAAGTACTGTTTCCATTACTTGATTGGTAAGAAGTAATCTCACCATTATTAGTAATATTAACAAGAGGTTTATTTCTACCTAATTGTTTATCATTAGGCATAAAGTTATTATAAGAAAAAGCACCTTTGGTTACACCTTTAGCTCTTTCATCATTAGAGGGTTCAAATAAAGCTTTCATGAAATTAAAGAAACTTATAAAACCTTCATTATCATCAGGCTTTACATTAAGTTTCATCTCAACAGCTTTTAAATTTTCACCATCAAATGTTACTGGTGCTTTACTATAACCTTTTACATGATAATTAACTGATATTCTACCTTCTGAATTCTTCTTAGGTAATAATGTTACTTTTTGTTTATTGTTAGGGTTAGTAGCATTTTGGAAAAATTGTTGTTTACTTCCTCTACCTGTAGCTGTAGTTGTGAATAACTCAAATAAAAGATGGGCATCTTCTGTAATATCTATATTATAAGTCTCATGTATGGCTTCAGATATGGCTCTAGCTTTTTGCTCATTCATACCCATACTTTCAAGCTTTTGCTTAACAGTTACTACTTTCTCTTCAACTGTACCATCAGCATTTTTTACTATTATAGTAGAAGGTATTGTTTTATTTTTAGTAATACCTGTTACAGTACCTTCAAATCTACTATCATTTTTATTAAGTAAATAAAAGGCAGCAAGAAGCCCGAACTTAACTGTATTATACCCTATATCAGGCATACTGTCAAGTTCTCCTGTTCTATTAGAAGCTACAGAAAGTAATATTTTTTTACCATCACCTATCTCTCTTATCTCATAGGCAGCACCTGGAATTAAAGGGTTTTTCTTAAAGTCATTTACTAAATCTGCTGTAGAGACTAATTTACCTCCTGATTTTATAGTATTAGTTGTCTCAGCTATTACTATCTGAGAACCTTTAGAAGCTTCATTTAAAGTAATAGGTTGCTGGTCTTTTTCTCTTGCAGCATTACTTAAATTTAATATGTTACCAAAAAGGTTATCAGTAATCTTAATTTGAGTCTTACCACCTTCTAATATTTGTCTTCTTACCTCATTAATCATTCTTGAACCATCTTTAATAATTTGGTCCTGCATACCATGTCTATTAGAGATATTGGTTCTATTATACCATTCATGGTCATGTAAAAAGAATACAGGTTTATCACCAAAGTAAGCTACTATAGGTACTTTAGCATTATACTCTGGAGTACCTGGTTGTAAACCTAAGTCTTTAAATCTTACAGTTTTCTTTATATTATTACCATTAGAGTCTTTATCCCATACAGTAACTAAAGCATCTTCAGCTACTCTAACCTCAAGTATTCTTCCTGGACTTAAAAAGTTTTTATCAAGTACAAGATGATTATCTATAAAAGGGTCATTATTGAGTTCTACTTCAGAATATCTTTTAGCTTTTACTCCATTAGGTAAAGTCACTGTCTCATATTTTACCCCTAAGTGAGCTGCTTTAGGATTAGGATTTTCTGTAGCTGTATCTTCTACAACTTCTATCCCAACTCCCCTATCATCTCTAATTACTTTATTACCTTTTGTAGCTATTACAGGGGCTTGACTTGCTATAGCAGTAGCTTCTGAACCCTCATTAAATTTATTGACAAGAGTTCCATTATTCATAAGTTCAAAAGCTAAATCAGTTGCAACAGAAGCTGTATTAAAAAATTTATCATATACAGCATCTACATCCTCAAGGCTATATCCAGCAAGCTCCCACATCTTTACATAACCAGGAAAACCTTCATCTACAATTTTTTTACCTTTTCTATCTATAAAATACTTTATAAAAGCTTCAAAGTCTGGTTCATCAAGGTCTAATTCTTCAAGCACTCTTGCTACTAATTCTTTAGCTCTTTCTCTCATACCCTCAAAGTCACCTTCAAGATTAGCATTAGCATCAAAATCTATAATTTCAAGAGGCTCTGTATTTACTATAGGTTCAGAATCATCTATAGGAGTAGCAACAAAGTCTTCTTCTATACCCTCACTCTCATCAAAAGGTGATACATCTGCTGGTGTAGGTACTCCTATTCTAATTTTACCTTCTTCAATGAGTTTCTTTAAACTCATAGCTTCCTCTGTTGCACTCTCTGTAACTTCAGTAGGTTCTTTAGTGGGTTCTTCTTGAACTTGTGAAGTAACTACAACAGGTTCTTCATCAAAGAATTGGTCTTTATTTATAAGTTCTTCTTTTTCTGTATCAGAAGCTTTATTACCTGTCTCCTTTTCTATAGACTCTACCTTTTGAGCTTTGTCTTTTTTCTCTTTAGTTTCCTTTTGTTCCTTAGCTAATTCATCTATTTCTTTTTGAGCTTTTTCTTTTTCTTCTTTACTTTTAGCTTTAGCTTTTTCTTTCTCTAATCTTTTTCTTTCTTTTTCTTGTTCTCTTTCAAGCTTATTAAAATCTCTTACAGCCTTAGCAGCTTCTCTCTGAGCTTTCCTTCTTTCTTTTATATTTTTCTTTATTACATCTTGCTTACTATTGTGTTCAAGACTTTCATATAATTTATCTATTTCAGTCTCATAAGCATAATGTTCTATATAATTCTCTTGTTGAGCTTGTATACCTATCATATCTCTTCTCAAAATATTAGCATCTTGAACAGAGTATAAATCATTTACATTCTTTTTACCATTAGCATCTGCTATAGATTGTAATTTATGCTTTATAGTATCAAGTTCTACTTCTTGATTTTTAGATATACCTCCTCTTTCTTTAAGACCTTCAAGAGCATTCTTTCTCAAATAAAGGTCATAAAGTTCTTTACCATCTTCGGAGAGTTGAGAGTATACTTGATTACCATTTCTATAGTTACCAATTTTACCTTCAATCTCTTTTTTCATATCCTCGTAAATATCTATTTGAGTTTCAATAGTTACAAGTTTCTTAATAGTACCTAAGTCTGTAGTAGTATGTTGGTAATGGTCTTCAAATCTTTTCTTTGTTTTTAATGCTTTGTCTCTATCAGATTGAAGCATTCTTATCATTTCAGCATTAGTAAGACCTGTTACAGATTGACCATTTTCATCTATAAATCCAAGACCTTTTAGTTTATCAGTATCATTGGATTGTAATGCTTTTATGGCACTGTCTATCTGTTCTATATGAGCATTAAATACTTCATTATTTTCATTACCTTTTAATTGGTCAAGCTCCATAGCTTGTAATACTTGAGCTGTACCTTGTTTCTCTTGAGCTATAATAAGGTTCTTTTTAGCCTCATTCATAGCATTTCTATTATCTTTAGTTTTATCTTTATTGTAGGTTTCAAAGGCTTTTTGGTAAGCTAAAGAAGCATCATTAAGTTCTTTTATAGCTGTTACAGAATTGCTTGTAACATCTTTCATAAAAGCTTCTGTAGATTCATTAATAGCTTTGTCTTTACCCCAATTACCTATACCTCTTACTGCTTTACCAAATCCAGCCATCATACCTCCAGATAAAGCACCCATAAGAATAGAGTCTCTCATTTCTTCATTCCAATAAGATAATGAGGAATCCCTAAGACCATTTTTCTCATACATTTCTTTTGTTGTATAAGTACCTACAGCAGTTTGAAACCCTTCTTCTACACCTTCTGATATAGAATCAGTTAAAAGGACACCAGCATTCTTTAAAAACTTGTTATTAGACTTTTCAAATATATTTCCTATTTTACCTACAGCACTAGATACACCAAAATCCATACTTTCTTCTAAGGCTTTGTTTAAGCCTTTGGAAGCAAATTTACCAAAAGTAACTAAAGATTGTATACCATTAAGAAGCATAGTAGGACCTACTTCAGCTCTAAAACCTATAGCAGCTGCTTGAGATGCTTTCTTTTTAGCTTCTTCTTGAGAGAATCCCATTTGTATCATTTTATTATATACATTCTCTTGAGTTTCAAGACCATTCATCCAAGCTTCCCTAACCCCTCCATAAAGACCATTAACACCTGTAAGTAAGTTATATAATAATCTTGATTTAGAAGCAGCTCCTGCAACATTCCCTGCACCACCTGTAGTTATGGCTAATAAACCTTGTTCTAAAGCCATTTCAGCCATAATACCCAAAGTAAATCCTTGTTGTCCTATAAATCTAGACCAATAAGCAATAGAGCCAAAATCATCTCCATTTTGGTATATTTCTAATCCTGTAGTATCTTTAGCCCATTTAGCTAAGGTAGATTCAGTAAGGGCATTTCCAAATTCTTTTGAAGTATCTCCTGTAGCCATATCTCTTATAGAACCAAAATCCAAAGAAGCTAAGTTCTGTAAAAAACCAGATACAACTCCCTTACCAAGCATTTTAGCACCTCTTGCCCATTTTTCAAGATTAGATTGATATGCTGTTAAATTTGCATTATAATTAATACCATCTTGAATATCTACTGCTCCAAGAAGTCTAATCATTTCACTTGTTTGTTCATTATAATTAGTGCCACTTTCATTACCCTTGATACCAAATTGTTTTCTAAAATCTGATAATGTAGCACCTCCAAGTTGTTTTCTTTCTTTATCAGCAAAAGTTTGGCTGCTTTTATTAGCAGCATTATTCATTTCTTTTAAAAGGTTTGCACTGTTTATTTCCATGTTTGTTATTTTTGATATTTAGACAAATCAACACTTGTATCATTTAATACATATACATCATACAAGTCTTTTGTAAATTGAACCATATCACTTTGGTTTTTAATTGCTATACCATCTTTAAGTGTTGGAAAATTTGAAAATACATAATTTCTTGAGCCATCAGCATTCAAAAAGTAAGGATTAACTATACCAATACCTTTATTATTAAATACAACTTCCATATTAAAGTTATTAGCAATATAACTAAGATTTTGGTCATAGTTTGTACCATGCTCTCCAGACATTTGTCTTTGATTAAACATCTGACCAACTTGTTGTGCTGTCTTTAATCTTTCAGGAGATTGTAATATAATATCTCTATCTATTCCACCACTCTTAAATTGTTTAGACAATCTTATT